CAGGTCATTTATCAGCAATCCGAATCAATTTTACAAAGCGAGTTAGACAAGCTCGAAAGACAAGAGGGTCAAGTAAACCCAATACAATTTATAACCTACGGCACAACTGCCGTATCAACAGCATAGAAATATTATGGCATCATCAAATGAATATAGAGGTTTAGGACTCAATGGTGGGATCTACATCAATGACACTGCCGCGAAGACTAACAGTAATGGATGGTTTGCTATCGTGGCAACTGAGGACACTGTTATCGACAGCATCACAAGCAATGTGGATAACCTGAGTGATATCACAGCATCCCAGGATAACACCACTTTGTCTGCAAACACAGCAATTTACGGAAACATATCTGCGGTCACTTTAGCGAGTGGTGCAGTAATAGCGTACAACATTTAAAGTGCTATCGCTCGATCTCAACGTAGGTACACCGCGACCCTTCACATCAGGTGGAGTCCCTAGTCCTGACGGAGTCCTGCGCACAGAGAATGGGCGATTCATCATTACTGAGAATGGAGACTTCATCGAGTACGATATGCCACCTTTCCTATCCACCGAGACTGATGAAGTCTTACGAACAGAATTAAATGAAGCAATCTTAACAGAATAATAAAATGGCTAATAAAAAAATTACAGAACTCTCAAATCTGGCATCTCCAGCAGGTGCTGATGTTTTACCTATCGTGGATGATGTCGCAGGAACCGCGACCACCAAAAAGGTAACCGTTACCAATTTAATGACTCTTGCCCCACAAGGTGACCTAGTCGCAAGTAACAATCTATCTGATGTGGCAAGTGCCGCAACATCCCGCACAAACCTTGGACTCGGAGATGCGGCCACCAAGACAGTCGGAACTGCCGACACAAATGTGATCGCAGTAGCGAGTGGAACGGTAGACTTGGGAGGGAATAAACTCGAAGACTTTGACGCTTCAATTAACGAGCAGACAGGTACAGCCTACACGCTTCTAGCAGGAGACAATGGTAAGGTGATCAAGTTTACCAACGGATCTGCAATTACACTTACTTTACCTAGCGGATTAGGACTAGGATTTAACTGCTCAGTCATCCAATACGGGGCGGGGCAGATTACCTTCACAGCATCAGGCTCAACGCTTTATAATCGTCAGTCTCATACTAAGACAGCGGCACAGTACGCAGTAACGGGATTAGTCAGTTGCGTTGCTGATGTTTATGTTCTAGCGGGCGATACAGCTTCCTAAGTCCGATGACTTTTATATTACCAAGTTTCGGAGCATCTGCCATTGCGGCAGTGCCAGGTGGTGGTGGTAGTGCATTTAGTAACACTCGCAGCTTAAAGTTTGATGGTACTAACGAGCAATTGCATGGTCCACTCGATAGTAACAACACGCCTATCGCTTCTTCTCAAATTACACTAGGAAGCGCAGACGCTTGGACTATAAGTTTTTGGTACAAGAATGACAATGTAAGTATTAGTGATACTAGCTTATTTAACGGTGCTGGAAGTGATTATTTTAGATTTGCTGTTAACGCATCAGGTCTCGGGGACATCATGGTTTATGATGGGGGTCAGCAGATAAGGACGGGACCCCAACCAACAATTGATTTGAGAAATTGGACGCACATGGCATACACGCATGACGGTTCAGGACTTCACAAACTGTTTATCAATGGGTCAATCGCTTCTTTTAGTCCTTATGGAACTGGAACTGCCACTTATACAAGTGATTTTTCAAATTATGGGTGGATTTACGGAAGAGCAGGCACCGCAAAACCTGATGCTTATTTGGATGAGGTGGCATTTTTTGCTTCTGATTTAAGTTCAAGTATTTCCACGCTCTACAACGGTGGAGTAGCAGGAGATCTAAGTTCTCTTTATCCTACTCATTGGTATCGTATGGAAGAAGGAAGTGGATCATCTGTAGCAAATAGTGGTTCTGTGGGTTCAGGTGCTGATCTTGCAACATCAAACAGTCCAACCTTCTCAACTGACATACCATCTGAATAACTATGAGAAACTACGTAATCATCGACGCATCCGAAGTAAGTTCCGTTGATTTTGACCAAGTCCTGGAAACCTCGGCAGAAACGCTTAGATACAATGTGAATCCTGCTGGCACGAAAACTTTCGTAAAGTTTGAAGGTGACACACCTTCATTCTTGGAAGGTAAAACTCAATACTCGCATTCCGAGATTCTTACGATTCTAGCGGGCGAGGAGTGGACAAGTCCTGACGGTCCTTAATGATCCGAGGTTTTATAATACTTATGTTCATGTGCCTGACAGGATGTTCGTTTCGGTCTACCTACCCAACCCTTGGAGGGATTGCAGGTGGCGGCATAGGTAGTCTAGGAGGTCCTGGTGCGGCCGCTTTGGCAGCCGGTGCAGGAGTATTAGCGGGTGAAGCGTTAAAGAATGCTGACGCTTTAGTAGAAGCAGAAGAAACCATTGAAGCACTAAGTCATGGCGATGTATCTGCCTTAGTTGCCAAAGGCATGGCTGAGCATAAGACAGGCTTTGAAAGTTTCACCTCTTACATAAAGAACATATTAATTGGAGCCGCAGTCTTGCTTGCCGGATACTTAGCTATTCCAATTTTCATCGCAAAAAGGACTGCTCGTAACTGTTCAAAAACGGAAGCGATAAAGCATCAAACCCGCGCACCATTTCCCGTAAAACCAAGCACTCCCAAATGAAGAATTTAGAACTATTAAAAGACAAGTTTTTAGATATGTCGAAAAAAGGTAAAATGATAACCGTGTTAGTCGGACTTGTTGTTGGCATCATAATATTAGATTGGCTTTTCTAATGATTGACCGCACATCCATATTTGGAATGGGAGGTACATTGGCAACCTTTGGTCTATCCACGCTAGATAGTCTTTTCGGATGTATAGCAGGAGTTATTACAATCATTTACATGGGGCGAAAGCTTTACCAAGAGTTTAAGAAAAAGTAATGGCACGCTACGAACCAAAGGGTAGAATGGATGATCCAATCCTCACCGATGGGGATCGTGGTTTTCGTGGAATAGACTCCTACTTAGAGCCTACAACACTTGAGGGTGGTACAGTTGAAGCATCCGAGAATATGCGCTTAGATGGTGACTTAGCTTCTGTGCGTAAAGGAATTGAATTTAAAGCAGGAGCAGTCACTTTAACTTATGCTGGGGATGAGCAAGTATTTGCATCCACATTATTTTCAGATCCTGTATCAGGCACAGAATTTATAGCCTGTGCTACAAAGAATAAAGTTATCCTTTGGAACGACCAGAATAACAGCGGTATAGATATCGCTTACCCTGGTGGACAAACTGTCGCAAGTGGAGACAATGCAAGCTTTGTGCAAGCAATGGAGAAACTGATCCTCTTTCGTGGCACAAGTAAAGATCCAATGGAATGGGATGGAGACTACTCGACTCCAACAGCATTCACGCTCAAGAACAACGGATCACCCACAGCAGGAAGAGTGGAATGTCCAAGCACGAACTTTGGTACATTCTTTGCAAATAGACTTATCGTACCACAACCATCAGATTCTGCATACACTGTCATCATGTCGGATATTTTAGACACTGATAATTTTTATCCTGCTGAATCACAATTTAGAATTAATCGAGGCACTGCTGATCGTTTAATAGGATTTACTGAATACTTAGAAAATCAGTTAATAGTATTTTTTCGCAATAGCATCCATTTGATTAACAACTGTGCAGTCACAAGTGCAGCCGCAGTATTTGAGATCACCCGTCAGCGAGGATGTGTAGCTCGAAAGAGTGTGGCAGCAAGTGGACCACAAATCTACTTCCTTTCGGATGATGGCGTGTACACCTTACAGCAAGGCTTAGACCCCGCTAAAGGACTAGGAGTCGCAATCAGTAAAGTAAGTGGTGAAGCCATCCCTTTATCCCGTCCTATCCAGGATCAATTCTTAGATGTAAATTATGCATCTGCTGAGAAAGCATGTGGTATCGTATTTGATAATAAATACTACCTCGCACTACCTACAGGTTCTGCAACTGATAATAATAAAATATTTATATATGACATTCTTAATACTTCATGGACATCTATAGACAGTTTTCCATCCGGCTTTATAATCGATGACTTTGTCACTGTACTACATGGAACAGATCCCACCAGAAGAAGACTGTTTGCAGTCAATGACAAGGGATGGCATTTAATCGAGGAAGCCGCCACCGACATCACGGGAACAATAGGCAACGCAAGCACCACATCCACCGCGATAAGTGCCAAGCTGAAGACCCGCTCCTTCACATTAGGCAGTATAGATGTGAAATCATGGAGACGGGGACAACTCGGATGCGAAGTAAACAACGGGGATCAATTCACGATCAAGGTGAACACAATAGACCCGGATCGGACGAACACAGTCCACACGGAGAATTACACGGGATCGAAGGAAGAGAAATTAATTCGCTTTGGCAGTGGACGCGCGAGAGGTTACGCCGCA